CGCTCCCGCCGCGGCTTTCGCCGCAGCCCCTACCAGTCTTTGCTGGTTGGGTCCTTCACACCAACGGCTGCTACGCCGACGGCATGAAACCCGAGTTTGATACTAACGGCTCGGGGCCGTCCAGAGCGGATCAGGTGTTCAGGATCCGAGGGGTTAACCTCGAGAATCGAGCGCGTAAGCGGTCGGGCCTTGAGACCCAACAACACCTTGGTCAATGCGTACATCCCATCGAGTTTATTCTCAGGTATTACGTCATAACCTGCCCACGCCCTAACCAGGGGCGTTTGCAAATCTGAGTCGCGGGAATCGATAGTTAAATCATCATCCCACGTCCATCGACCAAGAAGGCCACTGTTCCGGCTAACAACCGGGTAGTGCACGAGGATTCGCTGTAGCAAGCGATCCAAGTGTTGCACCGTCTTCTCATAGCCAAGCTCAAATAGTTGGTTTCTGAGTGCAACGGTGGCAAGCAATTCTTCACCGTCGGTACGTGTGCGTGGAAACTCTTTGCGAACTCGGGCAACCTTTACGGAAACCCCCGCATAAAAGTCCTCGCCGCAAGATTCTCTGAACAATCCAGTCCAGAAACTCTTGCGTGAATTGACAACAGCGCCAAAGCGCTGCAATGCCTCCAACACGTATGGCACAAATTCTGTGGGGACTACAATATCATCCCCATAGACACGCACCTGGCCCACAAAGAGTGAAATATCTCTGCGGGTCAGAGGGCGGTTGAACGCTTTCTGTATCCCCAAGAATACCACGGTCGCAAAGACCATAGCTTCAACAGGGAACGTGAGCGCCGACCCCATAGACGCGAACTTGGCCAACGGAATTACATGGCCAAGTACATTAGCTCGCGTGGTTCTGCAAGCCTGAACCGCTTCCGAAAGGTCGCGGAAAGGGCGAAACAGTTCTTGAACGAGCTGATTGGAAACGCGATCTGATGCTTCCTTCAAATCGAGGGTAGCAAGGGTTCTGAATCTTGAACCCTTACGAGCCATCTCCTGGTTAGGGATCTGGGAGTCGTAACAGATGAAGTTCCGAGCAAAGAAATCCGCTCGGAATTCTTCCTTGATCGCCGCATGAATCCCCTGTTGCACGAACATCATGTGCGTAGGTTCT